TGTCTGTCTGTCTGTCTGTCTGTCTGTCTGTCTGTCTGTCTGTCTGTCTGTCTGTAAGGATTCTAATGTATTTTCTGCTATCTGCAACACATTCTGATATTTCTTTTGAAAACATTGGAAATCCATACTGTTCGCAAACCTGTGCGAATGAAATTTTAGGTTTCAAAATCACAAGGTTATCAAAAGTCTTGGCAAACTGTTTCAACTCTGGATATTGTGTCGGAACATCTACGAACACAAAAGGGATGTTTTTATATCCACAAACTTCTCTGATTATGTGCCCTAAAACTGTACTATCTTTGCCACCACTAAATGACAGATACACTCCATCTTCGCCAAATTCATTTACCCAGTTCCTTATTCTCTCTGCTGTCATTAAAACCTTGATATTCAGTGGTAATGCCTGCCATTGGTATAATTCCTGCATTGTGTGTTTTGCCATACTTACACCTCGATTTCATCATCCTGTGGGAACCGAAAGACAGCATTGTTGATAAAATCTACTTTTGACGGCTGATTTTCTGTTTGCACCATAACACCGCACTTCTTTAATCTTTCAAATTCCTTTGCCACATCGTCTGAAATATCAACATTCTGCATTACGATAGGCATACCGACATATGCTTCCCTCAGCATTTCCATAGCCTTTTCAGTCTTTTCTGTGGTGGAGTATCGTGCCAATTTTCTCCCGATATATACCCCGCTAAATATACACATTATTTCTTTTTCATCTTGATACAAGACTACATTTTCGTATGGAACATCCATCGTTCCGTCCTGTGAAATTACTCTCATACTCAAACTCCTATTCTACCTGCATAAATGGTGGTAATGTGCTATCTTCTGTCTGTTCTTCGGTTACTTCTGTGGCTGTACCCTCGATAATGTCGCTTTCTTCAAAATCAACGCTATTTACGTTTTCTTTAATCTCATCAGCAACAACCTTTTCTGTATCAAGTTTCACATCTGATATATTCTGAAATTCTTCCTGCGCATATAACCCTTGAAATCTATCTGGAAATGCTTCTCTTAAAGCTTGTACAACAGCTACTTTTCTAATCATTGTGGCTGGCTTTTTCGCCCATTGGCTGTTAAGCGAACCATCTTTTTTTCTTCCTGCATACTCATCAAAACCTACCGACTGATACTCGTCCTCTTTTCCGTCAATAAAGATTTTTGCCCAGCCACCTACGATAGTTTCGTTAGGTAAAACCATTGTTCCCTCTCGCTCTTCAACAGCTCCGTCCTTTTTAATTACAACAATTCCTGCTTTCTTTCCCTTATATCGTGGGTCTGCATTGGCTCTCTTTGTAAAAACATCTTTTCCAGTAACTATTGTGGCTGGGTCGTTGCTTCCATACTTAATAAGGTATGCTTCTCTCAAAAACGGATTTAAGTGCTGGTATCTGCATAATGACATAAACATCATTACTTCTCCGTCAGATACATTACCGCCGCCATTTACAAGGTATCTTCTTATCATTGTTGGAGAAATTTTTACCATTTCTCCATTTGATTCATATTCAACTAACTGTGTATTCTCTGCCATAATTATTCCTCACTTTCTTCAAACTCTTTTAACTGTTCTGCTAACTTCTTGCATTCATCTGCAACATATTCTTCGGTGTGGATAACATCATCAATCGGATATTTGCTTTTAACCATTTTTCGTTGTTGATACTCTTTTCTATGACTCGGAAACTTCTGCATCGCATAATCCAAATCCGACTTATCTCCTGCATGTCCGCAATCAAATCCAAACCACCACAAATCACTCTCGATTGGATAGCTTGAATGCTCTCCACCACCTGCATATGTAATGCCACCGTGACACTGAAAATATGCTTCAATGCGGATTCTTTCATCTTCGTCTAGCCAAGCACCAAGCAAAGGAAGAATCCCGCTTACTTCTCTGTCTCCGACATCAGCTTTCTTGATTTCAAGGTAATCACTGTAATCCTTTCCATATAATGGATGATTCTTTGGAACGCCAACATATCCACATCTATGCCCTATTGCGCCGAATATAACAACACATTTGTATCCAGAGTGTTCAAACTCACGCTCTATAACATATCTATCATTCATAGTGCTTATCCCTCCACAATCTCTAATTTCTCGCTATCATTAACAATCAGCATAATCAACTGACTATCTACCATTTCAGAAACTTTCTTCTGATTGTCCGTACTAAGGCTTTCAGAATCATCTAAAACAATAGGTACTGATATGCCACTAATTTTCTGAATAGAGTTGCAAATATCAACTCTGCCTAAAATCCTGTTACCCTTGTTACTCATAGTTGTTAAAATGCTCTTTCCATCAACTGTAGGTATGCAACAGCTCTTATAATTTCCATTCTTAGCATATTCAAATAACTGCCACTTAACTAACTCAAAATGGCTGTTTACCGCTTCTGTCAAAGCTTCATTCTTAGCCTTATCCAGTTCGTCAAGTAAATCAAGGATTTTCTCGGCATTAGCCTTATTCTGTTCACTATCAATCCTCGTCTGCTTTAATTCTTCAAGTCGCTGCTCATCTGCTGCCGTATCAGACTTTGCAATCTGGCTTTCACATTCTGCTAACTGCTGCCTTAAAGCCGTTTCCTGTTCCTTTAATTCTGCCTTAACTGCTGAAATATCATTAGCCTTGTGCATAGCCTGTTCTTTTTCTGCTATTTGCTGTTCAAGTGCCTTATATTCTTCAGTGGCTGATACATCAATTTCCTGTGGAAGTTCTGCTAACTGCTTTTCAAGGTCTGCTAAATCCACTAAATGTTTTTCTAACTTCTGCTTTCTGTCAGCCAATTCCTGTTCAGCTCCAACTAACAATCCTTTGACTTCATCAAGCATTTTCTTAGCCGTGTTGCCTTTATCAGTAATCCTGTTAAGTTCTGCTTCTTTGTGTGCCTTGAAATCTGCCTTTAATTCCTCTTTTTTATCCTCCAGGTATTCCTGTTTGCAATAAGGGCAAACAAGGTTATTCTCGTCAAATACACGCTCTTTTTCAGCTTTCCATCCAGTTCTACTATCATCAAGTATTTTTTGATATTCAGCTATTTTATCTTTATCAAGACTAACAATAATTTCTGCACTACTTACTGACTGCTTACTATCCATAATCACATAATTAAGGTTGCTAATCTGTGATTCAAGATTTCTTCTTGCCTTAACATTGTCCTCATTAGCCTTGCGTGACATATCACTAAGCTCAAACTTCAAATTAAGAATATCCGAACTAGCCTTGTCATATTCAGCCATCAGCTTATCATTGTCGGTCTGCTTTGCCACACAATCAGCAATCTGCTCTTTAAGGCTGTTTTTCTGTAATTCAAGGTCAGATACTTCAATAGCCTGTTTAAGCTGAATATCTCTTTCCTTTTCCTTAATCTGTCCGTCAAGAATAGGCAAATCCTTTGTAATTTTAGTCTTGGTAGCCTTATTCATAGCAGATAATTCTTCAACTGTATACTTATTAAGTAAAGGAACTAACTCGGCTAATTCAGCTTTCTGCGAAGCTATATCAAGGTCTGTAACATCACCTACAAGACCGAATAAGTATTCTCTCATTTCTGCCGGCTTCTGATTAAGAAATGCGTTCACATTACTGCACATCTTAAATACATTCATATCCACATCAAGATACACGTTGAAGTCCTTTAATGTCTTAGGCACATCATTGATAAAATACTTGTTATCGTCCTTATAACTGCTACCATCTTTGCTGTAAGTACGCTTCTGCACTTTCTTCATAGTTATTTCTTTTCCGTCAACATCAAGTGTAAGTTCAACACTTGTATCCATATCATCAACAGGTTTTCCGTCAACCTCTCGTCTGACAACTGGATTATCCTTTAACTCATAATCACAGTTAAACAAGCACCACAGATAAGCTGTGGCAATAGTCGACTTGCCCTTGCCATTCTTAGCCATAATCTTTGTAATGGCACAAAAATCAAATTCTGCGTGTGCATAGCACATAAAGTTTTCAAGTACTACCTTTTTTAAAGTTACTCTCATAAACAACATCCTTTCCTTATAAAAATCAATCTGTAACTCCAAGAATTCTAAATACATCTTCTGTATTAATTACAGAATGCCCTTTTGCCATGCTTGCAAGCACCTCTGCTCTCGTCTCGCAATCTATCAATTCTTCATATCTCGCAAGTGGCACTGTCACAACATCAGAAATCGCACCATGCATCGTTAGTTCAAATTTATCATTCATTCTCGTCTTCCTCGCTTTCTTCTATTCTACTTACCGAAATTTCATAAGCTGTTCTTATTTCTTCTGTGCCGTCATCAAGTTTCTTCGTGTATTCTCTGCTTTGCAATCTTCCCTCAACGTCAACGCGAGTACCCACATCAAGGTTGCCGGTATATCTTGCATTTCTACCCCATGTAATACATGGTATGTAATCTGATTTGCCATACGTACGATTAACCGCAATTAATACATCAGCTATCTCTCTACCTTTAGGTGTTACTCTGTAAACCGGCGGCTTGCAAATATAACCGCTCAATTTAACATTGTTGTTGAATTCCGGGGCTGATTCACTCTCTTCTTCAACTTCCCAGACATCCCTAGCAAACACCATTATTAAAAGTTTGCGTTTATCATCTGATATATGCTTGTTAAAGGTTCTCACCTGTCCCTTAACTGATATTTTTTTACCTACCTGTAAATCTTTGATTTCTACCAATCTGTCAGATACAATAATCGGTAGCATGTCCTTTTCGGTGCTTTTTCTGGAACAGCTTAAACGAAAGCCATAGAAATTTTCGCCATAAGTTTTGTGATTAAGCTCTGGAACGCTTGTTATAACTCCGCACAATTCAATTTTGTTATTTTCTATCATTTTATTTTTCCCCTTTCAATTCTGTTGTACTTACAAATCCGACAATCTTGCCGCCATCAATTACTGTATACATGTTTTTCTTTTCAAACATATCAATGCAATCCTGTATTGTTATTTCTCTCTCGTTTACCTGTATCATAGCTTATATCTCTCTTTCATTATTGTAGGCAGTTCGTAGCAGTCGATATAATCGTGAGTGTCTGCTATGTATTTCTTTTTCAGTTCATTTAGTTCACACCCGAATTCGTGCCCCAACTGCCCTAAAATGTCCTTTACGGCTACTCTTCTTAAAAGTTCACAATGCTTATTTCTTCCTAAGAGGTAACTTGTTCTTCTGCCAATGTGTGCCAGAATTTCAAGTCTTTCCACCTCATTAATCTGCTCTCTTTCGCCTTTTTCAGAAATAATAAATATCAATCTGCTAAAACTCCTTTCTAATTAATAAGCTGAAATATCATTGACACAATAAATAATATTGCTGATAACATGTATAAATATTCAGCTATCCTACTGCCTCTCTTTGCTTTCTTGTATGCCGCAATAGAGACTTCTAACTTGTTTCTTTCTGCTATCAGTTCCTCTACTGATATGCTATACTGTGGTGTTACCTGTATTTCTTTTTCCATAAACAACATTCTCCTTACTTAAAAATTTATTCATAAAGTAAACCTGTCCTTTGCCTGTTACCTTTGGCGTGCGTGTAATTCTTACGCTTCCATCTGGATTAACAAGGTTACTTTCCTTAATTTCAAATAATCCCTGTTCAACATACCTTTGTGTAGGCATATTGTAAGAACTGCCGCTCTTAATCAGATACCCATTGGCTCTCAACCAATCAAACAATCGCTTCTGCCCTATCTGATAGCCGTTCTGGCAAATCAGCTTTGCCAAATCTCCAACAAGAATTGAGGTATGGCTTGCCGATACTGCATCAGCGAAAATCTCTTTAGGTTTCATCTGTTCAATTCTTGCCTGTTTCTGTTCGATTATCTTATCTCTTTCGACTATCTTGTTATTGGCTACAAGAAGTGCCTTTGCCATAAGTTCTTCATCAGACATTGTTTCCTGCCCTGCTATGTAGCCGCCATTCTTTCTGATTGACGGAAGCACTTCTGATGTAACCCAATGTTTAAATCTATGCAACTTCTCTATTCTTTCATTTACAAGGGCGTTATTTTGTGACACACCCTTTGCTTTTTGAGGTTGCATCTGAAAAAGTAAAGAATATAATCCACTTTCATTAATAATCACCATATTTTGTTTTCCACCAGGAGTATCAATTTGTGACACACCCCTATCAGAATCATCAATATTTAAAAGGCTTCTTCTGTAGTTTGTGTCCCCAAACGCTTCACAGACATCTTTGCCTACAAACCATATTTCACTGTCAATGTTCATTGTTCTAATCGAACCAAATTCTTTATTTTGAAATACTTCTATGTTATCCATTCATGCACCTCCGAGCATAAAACCTTTCATCATATCGAGAAATTTTTCAGACTTGTTTTTAATGCTTTCTGTTTCGTCTTTGTACTCTAGTTCAATGTCATTGTTGATTACTTCATTAAAAGAAATATCAAAGAGTTCAGTTCCAGATTTTCTGCAAGACGCAAATACCTTATGTAAGATTTTTTCGTTTTTCGTATAATTTGTCTGTGGCTTGCTTAATGCGAATCTGCCTATCCTGCTATTATTGTAGCTTGCAGCTTCTCTTTTTAAAGTTAAAAGTCTTTGATAAGGATTTTTGGTGCTACCTATCTTTACCAAATCTCCATACTCTAATGCATAGAAGAATCCGAGATATGTACCCTTGTTTTCCTTTTCAACGCTTCGGATTTCTCCAAACTCTGAATTGCTAAAAATCTGTAACTCCATAAACACATTCCTTTCCTTTTGTATTTGTGTGTGATATATTTTGACCTTTTAAGGTGCGTTTGAGCGATTCTGCTCATTCCTATCTGCTGTAACTTGTAGAACTTTATATTTATTGATACAATAGAGAAGTGATGGTAGACACTTTCCGAAAGGAGATTGTATGGATACTGTCATAGCATTGTGTATATCAGTGGTCGGCTCATACTTCTGTGGTTTAGACTTCTGCACCCTGTATACTTTTATTTCTATATCAATAGAATTAAACAAATATGCTAAAGACAAAACTGCCAATCGGTAGGTAATTTACACTCGATGTAAGCAGGACGCCACTCCTGTTTTGAAAAACCAATGAATACTACATTATAAGAGATTTGTAACTATTTACCGCTACCATCACTTTTCTATTGCATCAATATCAAAAATTCTAATCTGTTTGTACTTTGTGCTATAATCCTCTTATCTTTTATGAAAAGAGGTGAGATTGTGAAAAATTTTGAAGATTTCAAAGCTTTTGTAAGCTCTAATGGCGATAAAATTCATTCTTCAATTCATCAGAAAGTAATGTCTGCTACTGAAAAACAAAGTTTTACTGACATTGCTGAAGAACATGAGTTTATTCGTCGTGCGTGGGTTGAAATTGGCATTATGGAAATGCTGGAACATTACCATAATTGGCTCAATCAAGATTAAAAGCCGATTTACCAACTTCACTCTGACACTCTTTATCTTCCTTGCTTGCAAGTTTCTTCAATGACCGATTGATTTCTTCAAGCAAGGAATTTCTTTTCTTTTCAATCTGGATTAATTCTTTCAATTCTCTTTCCATTCTTACTCCTTTCTCTTGTTGTCGCATTCCTTATCGCTTTTCTCTGCCATATTCTCGACTTTGCCAAGAATATAGCCCTTGTCAAAATCTGACATCTTAGGAATTGCTTCCTTTAGCTTCTCAACTACTTCCTTTTCCTTTTCACTCATTCAATTCACTTCCTTTCTGTTCATCTGATGTGCATATATTAGCACATTAAATATACATTGTCAACACTTTTGTTGACTTAATGTGCATTTTATGTTATTATACTTTTCAAGAAAGGAGGAACTACTTATGAATGAGAGAATTAAAAAAATTAGAAATAGCTTGAATATAAGCCAGACTGATTTTGCTCAAAAACTATCTATATCCCGTTCTGCTGTTTGTAAAATGGAAAGCGGAGAAAATTATCCGTCAGAACAGACTATAAAACTGATATGTAATGAATTTTCCGTTAATGAAGAATGGCTGCGAACCGGCGATGGGGAAATGTTTATAGAGAAATCCAAAGATGAGCAGATTGCTGAAATGCTTGGAAATATTCAGAGAAGCGGTGAAGACAATTTCAAACATAGGCTTGTAAGTGCATTAGCCAAGTTAAATGAAAGCGACTGGGAAAGTTTAGAAAAACTGATTGACTTGATAAATGAGAGGTAACAAATTTGTTGAGCCAAGAATAAGCAAAGACCGAGAAAAAATCTCGGTCTTTTTCTTTTACTTCAAAAGTGTTTTAATGTAGCTGTATATTGTTTTTAGCCAATGATTATTATTGCAATTATTGATTAATTCGATTATCTTCTGTCTGTACTCTTCATTCTCCATTATGTACCCCCTAGCCGCACTCCGATAGCGATACGATTATTATAGAACACACGTTCTATTGTGTCAAGTATGTAGTGGCACTGCCAACGCCAATTAAACAGCACCACTACGCCAGAACTTGAAGTGTCTTCTTTTGAAGACATGTTTATTATACATGCTGAATATTAAAATTTCTAATATATAACATCGTAAAATTGCGACAGCGTTCGACATTTTGAAAATGGTATGTTATAATGCAAGCAAAAACGGAGGGTTATTTTATGGAAGAAAAGCAAAAGATAAGTAAAACAAGCATAATTGCCGCAATAATTTTCTTTGCAATAATTATTGTTGCTGTATTACTGTGTTATTTTAGAGTATTTAACGATTATCGTTACTCTGAAAGTGACAGGAAAATGATAGACAGTGCGATTAAAATTATTGATGATTTTGAAAATGGAACTTTAAGTGCAAAAGAAGCAAGCACCAAAATGGAGAATTTAACAAATTTGGCAGAAAAACAAGCCGATGATAAAACGCTTTCTGCTACTTTTTCAAGCGTTGAAATATCGCTTTCGCTTTCAGATAATAAGATAGTATCGCAAGATTCTAAATCTGAATGGCTTAAAAATATAAAAGAACGCCGAGAGTCATTTGAGAAAATGTTAAAAGAAAAGAAATAAGTTTTTAATTTATACAGGTCTTACATTAAAGTAAGACCTGTATTTTTGTTTTTTAAATAAGTTCGCAATCAGTTACATTGACTGCGGCAAACAGTTCTCCGTCATGCACAAGCACAACCCTGTCTCCACTTTTTTCTGATACTGTGTATTCATCAAACCAAGCCTTAATAGGCGTGCCGTCATAATCGGTATCGCCGACAAATCTTACAGTGCTACCCTCTTCAATATCTCCGCTAAACGGAATATCTGTAGGCGTATCATCAGAACTTGCACCGCCGACAAATTCAAGATTAGCAATATTTACAGCGGCTGTGATTGTTGTGCCAATACCTATAACAATTCTATCTCCGTCCTCTTCAATTACATCATATTCATCATAATATGTCGCGAATCTCACGCCGTCATAATCAATGTTATCAAGCACTCTGACTTTCTTGCCATCACCACGGTTTACTGTATCTGTGTTAATATCATTGTCATTGTCATAAATGCACTTAACAAGACTAAGATTATCTTCATCAATAGCAGCAGTAGTTATGCCGTCAATGCCAATAACAATTCTTCTGCCGTTAGCTGATAAAACACTGTACTCATCATAGTAAGTGCCGAATGGCTCGCCATTATCGTACTGAATAGCGTTAATAACCTTAACTGTATCGCCTTTATGATACTTAGTGTCTGGTACTGGCTCATAGTCTGGCACTGTGATTTCTTCAACGACATGGTCTGTGCAATAATCAGTGTAGCAGTAGTTTTGGTCTACTGTCTGTTCGTTAATCTGTGTGTTTCTAAGATAATTAACACTTCCGCCAAACTGCCACATATCATAGTCCGTGTCATTTGTAAGCTGTGGCTTTCCACTTGAATAGCTTGCTACCCAAAGGCTGAAACCATCGTTTTTTACTCTCGCAACATCTACATAATTATTAAAATGGTTAGCTGACATGTAAAGCCCTATATTTTTAAAGCCAGCCCTTTTAAGTTCATTCATAAATGCAAGCACAATTTCTGTCAAATCTTCTCCTGTAAGCATGCCGCCCTCAACATCGTAAAAAACAGGATAACAAAAAGATTTGTTAGCCAAAATGCTTGCACAATGCCTTGCTTCATTTACAGCTTCATCGGTGCTTAAAGCGTTGCCAAAATAATACACCCCCTTGTGAATTCCTGCACTTTCCAACTTGTTATAGCTGTTCTCAAACTCTCTATCTTCGTATAAGCCATCATCAGCACCGCCTGCCTTGATAATAGCAAAGTCTACCCCCTCATTTTCCTTTGCACCTTTAAAATCAAAGTCTCCCTGCCATCTTGATGTGTCAATTCCAAATTTAATCATTTTCATACCTCACTTTCATTGTAACATTAATTTGTCAACTTCTGCCTTGAATTCTTCATAATCAGCTTCGCATGTGCTCTTATTTGCGACATACAGTTCTTTATCATTTATCGTTTGGCTTATAGATGTCGCACCGCTCTCTGTAATATTTGCGGATAAATACATAACCGCAACTTTGTTTCCGTTTTCTTCAATCATACTTGTTCCCTGTACTGAAATGCTTTTTGTAATACTTAACATATTTTTTACCTCCATATATAATCTGTTTTTGCTTATTTTTCTAATGCTTTAAGCCTGTTGTTCAGACTTTGCACTGTCGCTATTAAATCAGCTATAAGTTCGTCATATCTCAAACCATAGCGTGCTGTTAAAAGTTGTGTTTGCTCGCCTGTCTCGCTGTTGACTTCGGTTTCAATATAGTTTTCGTTGTCAACTTTTTTATCTATAAACAATCCCCAATCACTATCTCCCATTGACTTTTTAACTTCCTGAGCAATCAAGCCATGGTGCAAGCGGTTTGACGTTCCATTTTTGAATCGGAACTCTGACGGAATTAAACTATAGATAAAATGTGCTGAATCTTCAATATCAAGAGCCTTAATGTCTTTTTTTACATTCTTGTCTGAAGTAGATATTACATTTCCATGTATATTGCCTTCAACGTAAAGCTCGTATTTCAACCTCTGCGTGCCATAAACACTAAGTTCGCAATTTCCATATATTGTATTTTCTTGGTTTGTTATTGCAAAATTTGTAAGTCCAGCAGAATTAACGTAAAAACATGCACCCTTTTGCCCATGCCCTTTAACATTTCCATAAAATTCAATCCCTAGCTCATCATCTCCATTGACGGTTATTGCACTATCATAAGACGATGCAGACACGCCTCTTCTTCTTCCAATTTGAACGCGGTCGCCGTCATCACAAAGAATTGCAATTGCACCTCTTGCGTCAGATGAATCTTTACCAATAACTCCGGCTAAAATTGTGCCAATAAAATTATCCTTTTTAGTCCAGTCATAAAAATCTATGTTCGCTTCATGTATCTCAATTCCTTTACCGCCAACGCTGTGATTTTTTGTAGACAAATATCCGTCCGGAATATAAGTATACCCATCTGCACGAACATAAAAATCATCTACATATGTCGCCGCCGCTGTTGCGTCTATGTGATTAATATTTATAACTTTTGTTGATGTTGATGCTGGCTTATTAAGTGATATACCATACAGTCCGGCAGAACCGCTTAATCTTGTTGAAGAAATATTCCACCCTGCAATAGTACCCTGAACAAAATTTACAGTTCCGTCTGCCGCAATCTTTGCATTAGTGCTGTCTAATACAAATCGGTTCGATTTAAGCGTTATAACATCTGCACTTGCATTAATTTCGCTTATCAGCTTGTCTTTGTCAACTTTCAATTCCAAGCTCGCTTTTGTTGCATAATTAGAGCTTACAGTTGTTAAAATTGAACTGGCAGATTGAGTTATTGCAGAGTTCATGGCAGTTACCGTTGCATAATCTGACAAACTTGTTTTAGTTGCGTATATATTACTCACGCTTGTTTTAAATCCGCTCAAATCCGCCGTCAAAGCTGTAACATTCGCCTGTAAAGCTGTAACTGTGCTTCCGTCTGCTTTTTTGCTTATCTTTGTTGTATTGCTGTTCACTGTTGCAGTAAGACTTGTAAGCGACTGATTTAACGACGTATATTGATTGCTCACTGTCGTGACTTTTGTATCTACAGATGATATATCACTGTCAACGTCCTCCGGTGCTGGTGTCCAATCGGTTGCCTTGTCACCGAGTTCAAGTTTTGGGTGTTTGTAATACGTATAATCACCACTTGCTGTTGGACTAATTCCTAAATATACTGTTATTGTTTCAGCTCCTGATGGTACTGTAAATTTAATTGTGAAATACCCTTCAGATACGTCTTTCTGTACAAGAATATTATTAGTTCCACTCTTATAATATCTGACAACAACATGTCCGACCTTTGTTCCTTTTTTATTGTATCCCGAAAGAGTATATGTTTGTTCACTTTTATCAGATGATATATACCAATATGTACTCCACCAACCACTTGTATTAGTTGTTGATACTTTAAAGTAACCGTTAGAATCTTTTGTTACAGTAACATTTCCCTCTTTATGCCATTTTGTCAAATCAGCTGTATTTAACAAAAGATTCCTTCCGCCAATCTGCAAATTATTTACAGCCGTAGTTATATCCTGTTGCCAAACCTTGCTTGAAATTTGTCCTTGCACAGCAGTAAGCTGTGTTCCTTGCGTTGTCACTGCATTCTGCAAATTCGTAATATTCGTAGTCATGTTTTTAAACGCAACATCAAGCGTCTGTTTGTTCGCATCAATGTAAATTTTACTGCTTTTCAGTGTATGGCTTCCGTCTTCGTTAATAACCGTAAAGAGACTTTCTATATCCAGTTTACTTGCCGCGATATTTGCATTTTCTTTTATCATGTCGTTACGGATTATCTCACGTTTTACGCCGTTTTCAGTAAGTCCTAAAGCATCAAACATCAAGTTGCCGGATTTATCCCAGACGTACATATTGTAGTCATTTGCGGCATCTTTACCGATTTGAACTCTTGTAACTTTGTTATCATCTTTTATCTGTATCGTATTGTCAGCTATATCAAGATTTCCGCTTTCGCTTAGAATCTCAACAAGATTTGTATAAATTTTTCCAGCCGTAATCTTATCTGCGGCTATACTTTCTATCATTGCAGACTTTATCTGTGCATCACCGATAAGACTTACTACAGAATTGGAAAACTCTGTAGTTAAAGAACCGCCAGATGCAGAGCCAAACATAAGTGTATTGATATTTGCGACTTGAGCTTTTAAATCATCAACATTAAGATTTCGGATTTGCCCCTCAACAACTTCCATTCGTTCTATAGAAGCGTATAAAAGATTTGCCTTGTCAACTGTAAGATTATTTACCTTTAAGTAATCCACATCACCTTTTACAGCTGTGAGATTGGTTATTGTCGCATAAGTAATCTTGGCTGTATCTACATCTAACTTATTGATTAACGCCTTATTAACAACTAATAAATTTGCGTAGTAACGCTCCATCTGCTTAGTAATAGGACCAGAAGCAACACTTGTATTCTCTGTGTCAGATTGACCTATAGATGTAACAGTATCCATAAGTCCGCCGTCACATTCGTGCGTAATCTGCATTATAGGCACTTTGTAATCAATACCGCCTTTGTTGACAGTTATAATATCGCCTACCTCTAGTCGGTAATCACCGACGAACTTAACTGCAAGCGGTCTAAATGTAAAACCACCTATTTTTTTATAGACTTCATCAAGAATTGTCTGTGTCATAAACGGATTAGCAAAGCTAAGTCCTGTCACTCCGTCGCCGGCAGTAATCTGACTTTGTTCTGTAGAACCGCTTTTGGTATTGTTGCAAGTCAGCTTCTGTATGATAAAATCCTTGCTTGTTGTAAATGTAACGCCCTGCTGATAATACTTATGTCCGTCAAGCACGTAGCCACTATCCTTATACCACTTTATTTCAAGGTTTCCGTCAGAATTAATTACCGCATTACAGCCTTGTAGCATAGCCATATAGCCGATAATTTCTCTATAGGTATATCCTTGTGGCTTGTCGTTAATAGTATGTGTTGTGACTATATTTGTTGCTAAAGATATACCTAACTTGCCGCATATCTCATTAAGAATAGCTTTATCTGTGCTAGGAAATGTCATATCTGAGAAGTAAGGCATATCAGCTTTGTACATTCTGTCGTATGCTTCATAGCTTGTATACTCTCCGTCACTTGTTTGTTTGGTAACTGTAAATATTCCCAACTGAATATACTTAATTTCTGTGCCAACCTTAACGCCCTCAAATACTGTAATCTCCTTATTTTCGAGGCTTATTGTTGGCATATAAATAGAAAAGGTAACACTGCTACTGCAAGTGTTACCTATCGTAATTTCATTATTGGGATTTGTCATGTTTTGGAACTTGAAATTGTTAAGCGTTTCGGTATGTTCTTCTCCGTCAACTATATACTTGGAATAGTACCTTGCACTATTTCCCTTAACAATCTCTGTCATAGCTGTGCTTAAATTTTTCATTTTACACCGCCCTTTTTGTTTAAATTAATGTTCAATCATAAATTCAATGCTGTATAACTCCGCCGGGCTTATATTTTCGCAATTATCAAAAGAATTTACAGGAAGCATTGTCATGTCAGGCACTTCAATTTCTTGTTCATTAATTTCTTTAAATTCTGTTGCTAATTTTTCGAGATTTTTGTCTGAAATTTTGTAGCGGTTATCTTCGATAATCGGTTCACCTTTATCATTTTTGTCGGCATATTTCTTTTTTAAATCGTCAAAAGCCTGTAATGCCGTTTTATACGGCTCTTCCAGCGTTTTAATATTGCACATAACAGCCATAGCAATTCTACCGCTTGTTTTATTTTGTGATAACTTATCTAAGTTCTGAAATCTCTGTATTAATTCGCTTGTTTTAAGTTTCATGTGTAACCTCTTTCTATTTCTGAATTAAACTTAATTTTGCTCCAACTATAAGTCCGTCCTCATTCTTTGCCCTTGTAAGGTACGGATATGTCACATCTCCTGTGTATATTGTCATTTCCTTTTGCTGACCGCCTAAAAATAGGACTTGTGCTGTTGGGAATGGGTTATTTTCATCACTTACCACATTGTCAAGCAACAACGCCTGTCCTCCTGTTAATGGTGGTAATTGAAGCTCTACTTTATCTTTAATAGCTACGATTGTGCCTACCATTTCGCCGTAGTCATTTCTTCCTGTGTTCTTAGACCATATCTTATTTCTGCTGTATGTGTAGCCATTATATGCTACTGGGAATGTTACTCCCTCGATAATTACAGCACTTATCATTCAATCTCCCCTTTCTGCCTAAAAATGGGTAACAAAAAAGAACGTACCTTTCGATACGTTCCCTTGATAAGTTAATATTTTACTAAGGCAATTATTTTAATAGTAGAGTTTTTACTAAAAGTTTTTTGTCGGATATAAATGGTGTTATTTCCAATGTAACATCATCTTCGCTATCCCCTAACACAAATGAAGAAGATACTGTTATAGTAACACCTTTTTGAATTTCTTTTCCGCTGTTTTTTGATTCATCATTGGCATGCCACATAGAATGTTTAATTTCAACACCATTTTGAAAGCAAGTATCATCAAAAGAATAATCAAAAACAGCATTATCATCTGAATTATTAGTAAAATCATAATAAACAATAAGTACCTTTTCGCCAAAATCATTTTCTGTTACTTCATGTTTTAAATACTTGACAGTTTTGTTTTTATAAGTAAACTCCCCGTCAGATTGATTATTTGTTTGATTTTCATTGCTAAGTTGTAGTACTACCTCACCTACAAGTCCGCCTTGACCGCAACCTATCAATGTGAAAAGACAAATTGCTATTAAAGTGACTGTCAGCATTGTTTTGCACCTCATATCAAAATACCTCCTTATCTTTTGTGCCTTTAATATATCTTTTTATTATGTTTTTGTCAATTAATATGGGAAAGCCGCTTGACCTGTCATGTTAGTATAGTTATTAGCTTTATCTTGTACCATTGTAAACAATTTATCAGCGTCGCCTTGCAATGTTATATTTACATTGTTGTTAGCTTCTGACATAGCCGCTACAACTGCATTGTAAACCGCTGGATAAACTGCATTAGCAATACCTGCTGTAATTTCTTGTTGATTGGCTACTGCTGTTCTTCCGTCCATAGTACCAACCATTTCGGGTGCAACTTCATTAGCCACAAATAATTGTCCTTTATTTGGGAAGCCGCCGTTTGCGTACCAATCAACACTTATCTTAGGCACTTGAGGTGGCATAAGACTGAATTCACCATCAATGTCAAAATGTGGCATTTTCATATGTGGGAAGCTAAGTCCTAAGTTATCCCACCAATCTTTGAAATTATACCACATATTTCTCACTTTATCGGCAAAATCTTCAATTGCCACTGAAATAGCGTGAAGTGAAGGCTTGCTATCCCACCAATTAACTACATTATTCCACTTGTCTTGTATGCCTACTCTTATTCCATCTGCCATATCACGCCATCTATCTGCCGTAAAGTAAGGTGCTACGTGATTATTCCACCAATCGTAAATTCCGGTTGTACTCCACCAAGAAGAAAAATCAGACCATTTATCTTGCAAACTTGACTTGAAGTTATCACCTAATTCATTCCATTTTTCCTTTGTGAACCATGGTGCAACATCATTGTTCCACCAATTTACAATAGCTGTATTTCTCCACCATTCGCCAATTTCACCCCATTTTTCCTGTGCCGCTGTTTTTATATTATCTACAGCATTCTTTGCTTCTTGAACGTATTTACTGTCGTCAATGTGTGCTAAAAATTCTGTATTAAATTTTACTGATAATATTCCACCGGGTGAAAGAAACGATTTTAGAATTCCCGACATTCCATATCTTTCATAAATTTCTTGCAAAGCCCCCCACAAAAGTTTTGTGTTTGGCTTTGATAAATCAATAATCAAATCAAGTATTTTAACTGTTATTTCTCCAATGTTTATTCCATCAAGAAATTTAACTAAATCCCTGCCTAACTCTTCTTCATTTATTGAATCTATGAAACCTCTTATAAAATCTAGTGCACCACAAATGGCTTTTGTAATTATTTTTCCTGTTTGTTCCCACGGAAAAGCTTTTATACCTTTGTTTATTTGTTTGCCTACGTAAGTACCTATTTCGTACCAGTCACCCTTTTTTATGGCTTTTTCTATTCTATCCGCCCATTCGGTTGCGGAATTTTCCATGTTGGCAAATGCTTTATTCCACGCCGCTTCATATTCTGCCGCCGCCTTAGCAATATCGTCTGTCAAATCAATAGTGCTACCACCGCCGCCACCGCTTGAGTCTTTGCTTGAGCTTGTATCGTCCTGCAATTTATTTATTTCATCAAATCCCATTAGAGATAATGTAGCTTTCTTAGCTGAATCAGCTACATCTTGGTAGCCGTCTGAAATATCTTCTAAGCCGTCTGATGTATCTTTATATCCGCTTTGTCCGAAACTTTCAAAGTCAATCTTAACGCCCATTAAAGAAGCAAGACCAACTAATAATCTTTTGATTGCAATAGCTACTCCGTTTACTACCGGCATAACCTTTGAAAGAATTGGGATAAATAGCTGTCCTGCTACCATTCCTACCTCTTTCATATTGTTGCTGAACTGGCGTAACATGTTACTTGGACTGTTAATCGTATTGGCTAAATCACCCCAAGATACTTTTGATTGGTCTAGTATAGCTAACACTCTTAACTGCTGTTTTTCCATCTGTGTCATTTCAGACACCGACTTAGAAATGCCTAAGTTATAAGCATATGTCGCTAATGTAGCGTTAGTAATATCAATGCCATATTTATACAACGCCCTTGATTGACCGATTAAACCACTTTGCAAATTCTGTGCTACTGTTGAATAGTCCACATTAAAAAGTGAGCTTATATCGCCTGCAAGCATTGTCATTGACTTTGTTATTGCTGTTGTTGCTTCACCTGTCTGCCCTAATGAGTTAGTGACAGAAGCCAGCTGTGAAGCGTACTGCGTTATCTCTTGTATATTAAGTCCTAAGTTCTTTGTTCCACTTTCTTCAAGCAATCCGCCTTGAACATTAACTTTTAAGCCAGATAGCTTTCCAAGAGTATCATTTACTCTACTTTTAAAACTTTCTGCATATGCTGTTGCGTTATCGTAGCCGTACTTTTCGTAATCCTTATCCCATTCTGAACCAATCTTACCAAACGCAACCGCTTGATAGTTGAACGCTTCAATGTAATCTGTTGTTGACTTGATGGCTTCTATAAGTTTCTTGCTACCACGAATTACCATAAAATAAGTGGCATAAAACCTGCCTATTGCACTTGCAAGACTGCCAAAGCCTTTTTTGGCTTTAGATGTACTTGAATAGGTGTTATTGAAAGACCTTATCAAACCATTGCTTGCGGTTCCAGCTTTGCTACCTTGACTAGCAAGATTAGCCAATGCGTTAGTCATTTGAATAACATTCTGACTTACTGTTGGTGCTCTTGATAGCGTTGTCATTAAGCCATTTAAAGCATTGCCTAGCTTTGGAATGTTTACAACGGCGTTTTCTATACTCTTACTGCCTAGCTTACCAAGTGACTTTGCAAATTCTGTGACTTGTGTTGCATTTTGCGGAATAGCTGATATGCTTGCAACTGCCTTTGTGACAGCTTGAAGTGATGTAGCTGTGTTAGTTAGTGCAACTGAATCAACAGAACCTATCTTTGTGATGTTCTTAGCAAGTCTTGTAAAATCTGCTGTTCCTGCGTTCATATTCTGCATAGCAGAACCTAACTGACTAACGCCACTCGCAAGACCGCTTAATGATGAACCATTCACAGTCGCAAGTGATGTTGACAGCCTTGTAAGCTGATTTATCAGTTTATCAACAGAATTGATAGCTTTAGTGGCAGTACCAGTAATTTTGACTTCTAAGCTGTCTAATTCCACGCTTTAACCCCCTTTTATAGGATTGTTGGCGGTAGTCCTCTCTTTTCAGTCTGTGCCGCCCATTTTTGCTCATTGAGTAACATCAGCTGTAACTCTTTATCGTCGGTATCTTTTTTGTTTTCTTCTGTTTTTTCTGATAAAATAGCTTGTTTAGGATATTCAATGTGTGCATCTTTATTAAATGCTGCACCTATACCGCAAGAAATAGCTGGAATTGCGTAAACTAAAAACCAGTTATACATTTCTGAATCGCGATTTTGTCTATCAATCTTTTTGCCTTTTGCATATAGTAATAATTTTGTAGGTGTCATTTTTAGAAAGTCTGAATAACTAACGCCTAGCGAACTGGCTAAGACAAAGTATTCTTCCCAGATTATTTTGTGGAAGTCTGCTTTTTCTTGTGGTCTTGTGGAACTACTGTCGGCTTCTTCTGTTCCTGTGTTGCTTCTTCCACATTGTTCGCCATTTCCTCTAACATCGCTGTTATTCCGCTCAACTCGAAAAAACCATCATCTTCCATCGCTTTCTTGATTTCTTCAAACAATGTTCTATATCCGTAGCTTTTATCTGTTTTTCTCTTTTCTGTAATATATGCCCTAGTGAGTTCCTTTGCTTCATCCATTGTTACCGGGTTATTGTCGATACAACCTGCATAAATGGCTAAAATGCAAATCTCTGGCACATCTGCTGTCATATTTGCTAATCCATCAAAAGAAGCCTGTGCAACACTCTTATCTGTCTGTGCAAGTAAGTAAGAACCATTAACAACAGAAAACATTTTCTGCACTATCTCTTTACACTCTGCCGCACCAAAAGAGAACTCAACTTTGTATTCATTTCCGTTTACATTAATATTCATCATATTTTCCCTTTCCCCCTATGCTTTAACATAGGAAAGGGGCAGTCCGTAGACCGCCCTTTCAATCAATTGTTATTCTGTTACATCATCAAGATATGATGCGTAGTCGGCTGTTTTGGCGTTTGTGCCACCAATCGACACAGCCTTTGATTTAGTCGATTGGCTTATCATTCCCCCACCTTTGTTACTGTGAATGTGCCACCAGTGCCTTCAACAACTTGAAGCTTGTCTGTGCATTCGATAGGTGAAGTGTTAGGAACTGCTGTTACTGTCATTTCAAGTACCGAATCAGTACCAGAAACATCATTAGGTGTCGCTGTTACCTGTCCGACAAATGCGTACTTAGCAACCGCACCTAATCCGTCAGAACCATATAACTGAATAATGTCTAACTGCTTACCTTCTGCTTTGATTAAGTCCTGCAAATAAGCCTTCTCAAGGTTTCCTGTGTAAGTCTTAGCGTCAGATGTTTTGATACCCATTAAGAATGTCTGTGAATCATCTTCAAATGTTGTGCTTTCAACTGTGTTAGGTGCTGATACTGGTGCTGAAATCGACTTAGCCGCAACCATTAACTTGTATGAGCCTGCAAAACCATCTTCGCTATGTTCCTTGTAGATAACCCTAGCTTTATAACTTGTACTTGCCATTGCCTTGTCTACCTCCTAAAAATTTGCAAAAAAATAAGAGCATTTCTGCTCTTTGTTACATTAATCTGTCATTTGCCGCTATCATTCTTCTGAATCTAGCGGTACTCTTATGTACTTTATTACTGATTGAGAACTCTGGCATTGCATTGCCTTGAAATCTCATTGTCTTGAATGTATCTGTAATTATCGCCATAACCTTGCGACAGTCAGACTTGCTTGTGTTAGTTGTAACATCTACTTGAAATGTCGCTAACAATCCGTTAATTGTCTGTCCGTCAAGTGTTTGTCCTTGTTCAACTGCTGGTAGTAAATGAATGTATACTGTTGGGAATACTGCTTGACCGCTGTTTTCCCCCTCATTGGTTATGACTATCTTTGGATATGTTTTTTTAAGCTGTGCTAGGGTTTTAGCCTTGACAAGTGCTGTGACTGTATTTTCAAGGTCTGTCGCCCAATCGTTTGCATTTGCCATTAGCTAAACACCCTCCTTGCTACCTCAACATATTTCTGTATGATTTCCATATCAGCCTTATAAACAGGCATTTGCGCTTCTACGCCGTGCGTAAGAACTAAGGTTCCGTCATCGTCATAGTAACCCCACACTTTTTGTACGCCGTGATGTTCGCCGTATGAGCCTATAATCATACCATTAACAACACCCTTTGGGTGCTTGCTACTTCCAGCTGCTCCATTGTAAAAAACGCCAGCTCCGAACTCTATAAACATAAGTTCTTTGCCCTCTACAATTAATTTTGCTTCAACACATTCTCCTGCGGATTTCATTTCAACATAACTGTGATGGCTTGTATCTGAACCGCTACGAACACCTTTCTCATCATATGTATAGCTAGCTTTTGCCATATTTTCATCAATGACAGGTATTCCAACTTCTGCAAGTTCTTTGACAAGCTGTGAAGTTTTTTTGATAAACCAGTTCTTATACTGTTGTAGCTGTCTGATAGCTTCATTTACGGACTTTTCTGATAGGGATATATTAATTGTATGTCTTGCCATATTACACCGCCTTAGAGTAATTTTAAGTCCACAAAAACTTTAAATATTTTAGGTGACTGAATTGCAAACCAATCAATAGTTGTTTCATCGTGTCCAAATTGTTCTATATGTTGCCAATTACACTGTAATCCGCTTTCAGATAGAAAGGCGTGTATTATTTCGTGTCTTAATTGTTTCTTCTGCAATTCTACAAAATTACCCACTTCATTATAGTTATCAGAACGGATTACTATTAGCTTTGCTGTATTGTCGCAAAAGCCGTCCATATCTTTATCGTTAAGTTGCCTTAACTCGATAGCGTATGCTGTTCCCAAAACATTAATCGTTGTGTCTTTCATAACGCACCTACTTTACAACTGCTTTAAGCATATACTTAGTTGAATACAATGCCGGTTTAATGCCTACAATCGTGAAGTCTGCTGATGTTTCATCAACAAGACTGTCAGATGTGTATGTAGGCTTGCTATCAAGCCATATAAGGTCTCCTTTTTGAACAGGTAGTGTATTCCTATCCGTCAGTAAAATAGCGTCAAAATCAGCGGTATCAAAGCCGTATTCCTTGCTCTGTGCTTCTCCACCGCTGAAAGCTATGTTTGCTTTAAAATCCACTGGCTCTGAAAAACCTGTTTTTTCTTCAAGGATTTTAGGTATCTTATTTCCCTCATCATCAAGATAAGGAATGAAGTTGCCCTCTGTGTCGGTATATCCCTCATATAAGATATTGCCGTCATCATCTCTTTCGTAAATAGTTACTGTCTGTCCTTGAAGCGAAAACCTCATAGCCTGCTTATTAATATCAAGCATTATTCTTTACCTGCTTATAAATCTGATTAACGCCTGTGCTTGATAATCCGGACACAATTCCCACTGCGATTGCATTAAGAATGTCATTCGCCGGAAAGTCCGGTATTACATACATACCTATAACGCCTAAGATACCGCCTGCAACGCCTACAATTATAGGAATGTAATTATCCTTAATGTGTGGAATTGCCTTAGCTCCTAAGCCTATCAGATATGTTATTACAACGATTGCTACAACTGTTGTTACCGATGTTATATCCATTTTAATCTTTACCTCCATTCTTTAAGTGAATTTCCTGTATTTCGTTATACATCTTAGTTACCATTCCATTGCCGCCCAATGCGTGATATGCGTTATACATCTCGACGAAATTATCATAGGCGTAAGATGGTATTTCACCTATTTTCATATACTTATCGTGATATTCGATAAGTTGTACTCGCAAAAGCAACATTGTGCCTTTACTATTGGCGTCTTTGTCTTTTTTCTGCTGTTTCAGAAGCCAAACTATATAACCAAGTAATATTGGTAATACTACGGTATAAGTTTGTAATAAAAATTCTTTCATTTTATATCTCCTGCAAAATTAATAGGCACACTACCCACCACCCTTAATGTGTGCCGCCTGCTACCATATTGCCGACATCAGCAAAATGGTAACGCACAATCTTCTTTAATATTCTGTAATGCCCTGTAGGCGTTATAATACTTTGGCAAATGGAAATACCCCAACAAATAAGCTGTCTCTATCTCTCCAAGTTCTGTTGACACCATTTTCATTGTAGCTTGCCATAAATGCTTCACCTGCTTGTGAATGGTCATAGACAGCTAAATTAACGATAACACTCTCAAATTTTTTCAAGTCCTCGGTTATCATTTCGTCTGTATAGCTGTCGGGGTAATTTCTTCTTGCTTTTACATCTTCTGTAGCCTGCTTAATAAGCTGTTCGATTACTGGATTATCTTCTTTGTTGTCGAACACTACCACATCAGATGTTGTTTCATCATCATTTGTGACTGTATCAATATGAAATTGTTTAAGTCTGATTTTGACTTGCTCTAATGTGGTGTATTCCATAATTTCAGCTCCTATAATCCTAACTTTTCAATTAACAGTTCTTTAAGTTCTGCTCCTGTAAGCTCCATTGCGTTCTCAATACCTTGTTCTAAGGCAAGTGTCTGTAAGTCCGCTGTTGGCATACGCTTAATAGCTGTCTTTGTGTAATCGCTTGTAGGTTGAGTAGGAAACTTGTCCTGCTCTTCCTCATACTTAAGCTCATCTCCATAAACAGCTTCTTGCCTTACATTATCTGCTGTTACTTCTTCGCTCTGCTTTGCGGCGTTGATTTTATGTCGTCTTAATAACATATAAACACCTCTTACTTTCCGAACTTAGCAAGAACAACCTTTGAATCGTTGCTTAAGACTGCTGTATAATGTTCATCGCCAGAGATAACAGTTGTCTTTGCAAGAATATCTCTGTCCGATTCAATCTCAACGCTTCTCTTCATATAGATTGTAAGTGCGTTCTCTTCTTCTGATACGCCATCTGCACCTGCTTCCTCGTTAGGGTCTTCTGCTGATACGATAACAATAGGACAAGCGTAGAACTCTGTTGTAACAGCCTTTAACTTGTTACCTACCTTGATTTCCTTACCCTTTGGCTTAAGCGTATGTGCAAGTGCTGTGTCAAGGTGAACATTAGTTGAATCCTCGCTTGTTGTATCAGCTACAACATTGATTGTTCCTGCCGAATCATCAAGCTCATACTTAACTAACTTAACTTTCTTAGACTTAACAACCTGCGCTCCTGCAATAGAACCGATAGTACCGTTCATAATTACATTAAGTGGGTACTTGTCATTGCTCTTGAAATCATCGTCATTAAGTAATGTGGCTTCCTGCGCTGGATTGATGAACAATATCTTTGTAAGTGATGAATCTGATTCATCATCAAACTTGCTATTAGCCGCTACTACTGCTGAATAGCTGATAGGTGCTGCTGCTCCATCGTAATCAATAGGTGCTGTGCAAAGTGCGTCATAGCTGTCGTTATCAACTTTTGCGGCGATTGACATAGCAATCTGATTGATAGCCGTACCAAGCGGGTCGCCATAACCAGATAACACTGATTCGTCTGTAAGTTCTACTGCCTTACCTGCTTTCTTAACCTTTGCTTCTGTTGTAGATGTTGTAAGTACTGTTGTACCCATAGCAACACCTTCTGCTACATCTTCTGCGTCACCAATATAAGCATACTTTGGCACAACGATTGTGCTTCCTGGTCTGCCTACAAGTGTTGTATCAACTCTTGCAATAGGTGAGAACTTAATCTTCTTTGGCAACTTAGCTGATACCATATCAGCCATTACCTGTGGGTCTACTAAATTTGCTAACTTAGTCTGTGGCATAGTTTATTTACCTCCGTTTTCTACTCTGTGAACTTCTTGTAAAGTTCTGGATTCTTATTTTTGAACTCCACTCTTTCGTGGTAATTCATCTTGTTGAACTGTTCCTGTGTTATCGTGCTTTCTTCTCCACCGCCTGCATTAATAGCCGGTCTTGATTTAAGCCACTCTGCCTTAGCTTCTTTAACCTGTCTTTGCACTTCATTGGCAATTACAGTTGCTATAAGGCTATGGTCTGCATCTGCAACTGCCTCAATCAAAGAATCAATATCCTTTCCATCGCCTATAACTTTCTGATAAGCATTGACAGCTTTCATATGATTAAGCTCTTTGCTCATGTTCTCGAACTTTTCAGCCTGCAACTTTTCAGCTTCCGCCTTTGCTTCCGCTTCCTGTTCTTCTGCTGTCTGCTTTGAACGAAGTTCTTTCTTGTACTTAGCTGCTTCTGAACTGGCTTTATCGGAAGCGTTCTTATACTTCTCTTTTTCAGCTCTTTCACTAGCAAGCTGTGCCATAAGTTCTTCTACGCTAGGTGTCTGCTCTTCGTTCTGTGGTTCATTATTAGTTGTTGGTTCTGTTGTTGTGTTAGTTACATCTGCCATAATTTCTTTACCTCTGCTTTCTGCGTTTTTTGTTGTTCTCTCAACTTCTTGCGATATTTGTATTGCCCTTTCTCTAGGGCATATAAAAAGCCACAAGGTATTTCTACCCTGTGGCTCAATATCAATTTATTTATCTGTTCTGCTCTTATCTATAACTGGACTATTTTCTGTCTGGTCTGATAAGTCTTGCATTGTGCGGTCTTTGTTAGGCGATTGTTCGCCATCTCCGCCCTCTGCTTGATTCTGTGTGTCTTTGTTAATTATGCTGTCTTGATATGCCTTAACCATTTCTCCGCTTCTTGCTACAACATCGTTAGGGTCATCAAAGAATGGAATTGCATCAACTGTATCTTTAAGGCTGAATCCGTGGCTTATCAATGTTGCCATGGCATTAACCTTGGTTGACATTTCATAAGTTTTTTGTCGCTTAATGTTAGGCTTTACATCTCTTGCTCTTAATTTAAGTAATGGATTACTGCTGTTAACATTGTTTGACAGTTTGATAGCTGCAAGAGTAACTTTTATCTCTTCCATTTTGCAGCCATCTGTAATTAATTGCTGTTTTGCCGCCGCTGTTTCAGCCTGTGACCAGCCTGTTGCGTCTGACATTGCAACTCCTGTACTACCACCACTGCTATCATTTCGCTGTGGCACATTGCATTTCTGTAAGATTATCTGTCGCCTTGATTGGATATTGTTAAGCATACCTGTGTAATCGTAATTAATTGCAAGCGGCTCAACTATTGGAGTTTTACCATCTGCCGATGTATAGGTCTGCATCCATTCTCCAGATTTTGGCTTCCTTACTTTTTCAGTAATGCGTTGCGTTCCATCTTTATCAACTGTTGTTTCCTGTTCAACTGGGAAATCAACATCATTTGTGTGCCATACCGCCTGCGTATTCTGTTCAACATCATTTGTAAAATCTGAAATGAGTAGGTTTAAGTTATCCATTTCAGATATTTGCCGTTCAAAACAGCCCATTCTGTCGAATGACCTTGTATATTCAATAATAGGGATTTTATGTAATGGATTCTCTTCTCCGCTTCTCTCTAAAAATCCCCATTTTGTTTTTCCTTTTTCTGGTCCGTTAGTGATTTTTATCCCATCCGTAACTTCATAGCGAATATCTTTTGTAAAACAGGTGTAATATCTTGTACCGCTATGTTTGTCTTTAATATAAGTGCCTGCAAGAATAATCCTCTTGTCACTATAAGCTGTTGACCTTACAACAAATGTTGTTCTTGGGTCTAATACATTATATGTGAAATAGCTTTCCCCATCCTCGTATTCTGTATTCACATCAATAAGGACATATCCAACGCCACCAATTTCAACATATCTTGCAAGTTCCTGTTGTTTCTGCCTTGCGTTCTGTGATTCGTAGCAACTGTTTAATTCTGCTATAGCTTCTGTGAGGTTAGAATCCTCATTGTCGCCATTTTGAACTAGCGTTATAGGATTTCCCCACTTAAAGCCTAAATTAAACTCTGTGACCTCGTTAGCCACATTATCACAGCACTCACAGTCAATGTCTGGTCTGTAAGTCTTTGGATTCTTCCTAACTATTGGCTGTATTCCTGCGTCATAATCAAGAAGAAACTGTATTCTGTTAGAATTAATATCATGTTCCAAAATTGCTTCACGCAAAATTGGTATTATATTGTCAGGCGTTATTTCTTTTGCACCTGTATAAATAGCAATTCTTCCTGTCTGCATTGTCTACACCTCTAATAAAATGTCATACCGCTTGAACTTCTGCTTTGTGGTATTTCCTTAATCTGAAAATCATCATCATCGTTAGGCACATACCATATCCATTTGTGGCAATGCTTGCACGCTAATTTATGTGTTCTTGAGTCTTTGCTGTCTGCCTTAGTCAAAAACTTATGGCAGTTTGGACACATAATTGATTTATCTTTATTCATATAAAATTTCATATTTTTACCTCGTTGCATAACAAAAAGCACCGCCACAATTAAGCAACGGTGCTTTCGATAAGGAATTTGTTTATAAAAAACATCTTTGTAACTTCTTACAAATACAGTATATCATTAGTACAATATGACATTCTATGACATCTTTAAATATGCGTTACCATATTTTTCTTCAAACGCTTTAAGAGCCTTTCCATGAAGTCTGATAATTTGTCTCCATGAATATTTCATTTCTGTAGCGATAACCTCGAAAGTTTTCTTTTCAATATATCTTGAAAACAGAATATTATAATAATCTTCATTCTCTATGCCGTCTATTTGCCCTATAATCAAGTCTTTCTTTTCAATGTATTCATCTATCATGTTGTCAAGATTATGCTCCATTTCGTCAATTTTGGCGTATGTAGTGCCTATTTTATCTGGGTCAGATGACGACATTACTCTTTCTTCATTTTTTACCGCCGATATGCTGTGAGAAAGTTCTCTAAGCTGTGATATTTCTGCCAGCTTATTATTTATCATTCTATTGAGTCTGCTTATTTGGTTCAAATAATCCTTGGTTGTCATACAAACCCTCCTCTTATATTGGACTTGACATAATTACTGTTTGCGTTGCTTTTTTATCTATTACTATTGCAAGCTGTGTTATCGAATCACTTGCATCATCGTGTGGATTTTTACCCTCTGATGTGTACATTGTAAATTCATCCATAGCATCTTGATACATCTGTGTTCTTATGTACGTTGGTCTATCATCTATCGCAAGATATTGTCTACTGATGAGGAAAATGAATATCTCTTTTACTCTGTCAGAATAGCCTTTAATTTTTTCCTCTTTAGGTAGTTTTGTATTTGCGTAATATGGAATAATTCTGCAAAAGTATACATTCTGCTTTTTCATTTCAGCTTTTATACTGTCCGTTATTAGTTTTCCACCAGCATTTTGTTCAATGTGCAATTCTGTTATATAATGTTTCTTGATAGCTGCTACAACCAACGGGACTGTAACCGCCTGTGTACCTTTTTTATATACCCAATCAATAATATATTTCTGCTTTCCGCCAAAATCAGCACATACCGGCATTGATAAATTATCAGCTCCGCCAAAAGCCGGGTCGCACAATGCTATTATTTTTCGTTCTTTGTTTTCTAGTTCCTCGTTAAAGTCTCCATTGAAAAATCTCAATTCATTGTCCGGGAATAATAATCCCTCACGAACGTAAGGCTTTTGCATAAACTTAGCCATCCATTCAGCCTTATCAAGTTTTTCTCTCATATCTCTGTAATAAGCTGTTGAAAAGCCGTTTATTTCATAGTCAAAGTTGCTTTCATCATTTTCATTAAGTGCCGGTATTCTTCTGAACCTGTATTGCGGGTCATTTTCGTATTGTTTTCTCATTCGTTCCAATGGGTCAAGGACATTCCATAATGTACCAACCATAAGTTCTCTTGCCCCATCGTTTTTTCGGTCAACCATTTTGTTTAGGTATTCTTGATAAGTATTTTCCATTCGCATAGGTGACAATGAATGTTCTCTATCTCTTACCAAGTCATCTACATACAAATATCCATCTTTTGATACATCAACTGCACCAGTCCAAGTTCCATCAATACCACGGCAAGTAACTGTCGCAAATCTGTCTGGATTTCCAAGGGTTATTGTAAATTCATCAGCACTTTTATCTGTTACAAGTGGTTTATTTGCGTATTCTGGATTCCAAAAATAAAATAATTCAGAAAATGTATATTCTTCCGTAGTAAATAAGTTCATAAGCTCTTTATAAAAGCCTTTTGCAAGTATTCCAGAGTGACCGCCCATAGCTGAATGGCTGTTAGGTCTGCGTAACGATACCCACGCAAGAAAGAATATACAAATTGTAGATTTTCCAACTCTTGACGGCATTGATAATCCGTAAAATTTAATTATTCTGTTTTCAAGGTCTTGCAAATCATTGACAACTATTTTAAGAGTGTGTCGTCTTGGAAAATAAAACCTTTTGCTGTAATGTCTTTTCTGCTCCATATAAAACATAAAACTCTCAAAATCATAATAGCTTTCAGTTTTAAGAGTTTTATACCATTTATCAATTAAAGGATATTCTTCATCGTTGTCTTGAGCATATTTTTCTAAGTCCCATATTCCAACGCCGCTATGCTCCACGCAAAACCGCTCTATAATCTCTTTGCAGCGTTTTGTTAGTTGCAATCCATACTGAATATCTTTTTCGGTCTTAATTGCCACTTCTGACGCTTCTATGTATGCGTCCATAACGCTTTCATCTATTCCATTTCTCTCTATGTAATTTTCGTAACTATCAACTGTGGAAATAAGGCTCTGACTAGCCATAAGAAAAGCACCTCCACTTTTCAGCAAAGGTGCTTATAGACCTCTGCCTATAATTTTTCTAGGTTAGCACCGCAAGTCTCTTATGCGGCGGTAATGTAAATTTATTTTTTACGCATATATGTGTTTTCCCAATATATTTTGGTTAATATGCCTTGATGGCAATGCCACCACGCATGTTGAAAGCGTGTTCTTGAATAATCAATCCCAAGACTTCTTAGGTGTTTAATTGTTTTTGGATATTTGAACCATGTCTTAATAAAATCAATTATTCTTTCTACTTTCCATTTAATGGATAATCCTGTTGTCATATTTGCAACCTCAAATCTTTGCTACATGATGTTTTAAAGCAATATTATCATTCTACGAAATTAATTAGCTCTATTTGTTAGCCGGTAATATTATTTTATTTTCTTTGAGTCTTATTATTGGTTCTTGCTGATATTGGCAAGTCCACTCTGAAATATCGTTGTTGTCGATATTTTGTTTTGCTTTTTCTATTTTCTTTGAGAATTTACAATGCCACAACGCATAATTAAGTCTTGATTGCAAATAGTAAATGCAACATCTGTCTTTCAAATACTTTTTCATCTTCTGAATACTTGCTTTGATTTCTTCCTCCGCTACTTTAATTGCATTTTCTTCGCTTATAAAATATTTTTTTCAACTAAGTTATGTTCAATGGCTTGCACAATTTCCCAATAAGATGTCCATTCTCTTTCAATTATTTGATACCCAGAAATTTTACTTTCTGCAAAAGCAATAGGTCTATTTGTAACATGGTCATACCTGTTTTCACGTTCTGTTATGCTATAATTAAATTGTATTAAATAATACTTATCGCCTTTCGTGAATGGTAAAACTATTATATTTTTCTTTACCTTTAATTTCATTCAATCGCTCCTAACAATCCGTCTCAATCCTCTTTACATACCAGCTTTATTTTATACACAACACCTTTTCAGAAACTTCAATACATTCTTCTCTCTTTTCTTCGTTTGTACATTTGCCATCTGCATTGTATCGGCAAGTGGTCAGATTACATTTTTTATTTACATAAGCATTATTCACATTATCAATCCATTCACGAAAAGGGATATTGTTGATTGTGGCATTGTCTAATGCTTCGTCAACCGCTTTTTGCACTATTTCTTGCATTGATATTTTCATTCCTTATAAACCTTTCAAAATCTTTTCTGCACTTAAAGCATAAATCATATTTGTGTTCATTTCTCCATATAGCCATTGGAAGTGTTTGCTTCGCTAAATCCTCTGCCGTGCATATAGCTTTCTCGTGCAAAGGTTCTAATTCTTCTGTTTTAAAATGAGCGTATTTCTCATTGTAAAATGTCATTTCTTTTCCACACCTGTCGCAAGTGTGCCATTCTTTGCTATGCTTCATCGTGAATATCCTCCCAAACTCTGCAAAATTCCTTGAATGTTTTCTTGTCTATCAGCGAAGCTATTTCATGCAAGTTTACGATGTTAATTTCTGTATCTTGCTCATATTGCACATCAGCAACAAGGTCTATATTAACCATTGGAAGTCTTCCGGCATAATGTTCTATTTTATACGAACTGCATAAGCACTTTTTGCCATCAATTGTAACTTTAGCACATGCCTGGTGTTCTTCTATTGGCTCTACTTTGAATCTATGTATATTACTCATTCTTTCACCAACTTTCTACCGCAGATAGGACAATAATTGATATCAAAATATCCGGTTGCACTATGTCCTTTATAAATCACAATTCCCGGAACTTCATCATCCCTGTTTCTCATAACCTGTGCTTCCGTCAAGTATGTTTCTTTGGCACATTTATTTATTTTGATTTCTTTTCCGTAAATTATAAATGGGTTGTTTTTATACGAGCAAAATTCACACATATTACACCTCAATCCCATATTCTTTGAAATAGTTTTCAATATTTTTAGGTATCTCAACACCTAGTTCTTTTGCCTTTTTAATGCATTTGTCTTGTGGATAAATAATATGTGTTTTTGTATCTCCACAAGTTGTACAGTCTATCCCAGAACTATATTTTGCACATTCTTCTCTGTATTCGCATATATCGCATTCGGTATTTTTCTCTTTATATTTTCGAGGCCTGTATTTTTTAAAATCCTTACACTCGCAGTCAAGTGATGTATTATTCCCTTTTTGGCATTCATAAACCGGATATTCTTCTCCTGTTTCTTCATCAAAATCAAAATCTTCATCACAATATTTGCAAATTGAGCAATCTTTCATATCGCACCTCAAATCTTCGTAAATATATCCAAATCATAGTTATCTCTGATATAGTCAACAACTTCCTGTAATTTGCCCTTTACAAATTCATCATTGGCAATATCTGGGTGGCAATGCATTGTGCAGCTATCTTTCTTGCCATCTGCTTTATATTTACGATAGTTAAATGTCATTGTAAACAATGGTATTCTTGTTAAATTCTTTGTCTTGTGTCTTATCCAACGATTAACAATTCTCTTAATCATCATTCTTCCCCCATAAATTATCTGGTAATTCCTCGCCGCCATAAATCTTGTTAGCATATTTCTTAAATGTCGGCACGCTGCAACCTGCTACTTTTGCCGCCTTTACCTGTGAAGCCTGCCCCGATATGTACAGGTTAATTGCTTCATAAAACTTATCTTTGTTTAGTGGGTGTACGCCCATAGCCATAATAATCACTCCTTATTTCAAATATTTCTGTGCTAAGTTTTCTCTTATCATTCCAGACATGAAATGCTGCAAGCTCTTAGTTACTTCTTTGCCATTAATCTTGTATTTTGTCTGTAAGTAATAATCTATTAACTCTTTGTAGTAATCATCAAATCCATAAGCAGAATTATCACTCATATAATTACCAACTGGCTCAAAGTAATTAATAACTATCTTTGTCAGGGCCTGTTCTGTAATGCGTATATGACTCATATTTAAAGTTTTATTGTATTGCTCAAGGAAATTAGTCAATAATATGCTTTAACTCCTCTATTCGCCAATCTGACGGCTCGCAATCAGCAAATTCAACAGCAAGGTTTTTAATCACATCAGATTTGCTTCCGCCTTTTTCAGCTGAAAAAGCATATATATCTCCTCTTGAAGAATCTTTAGATTCTGAAAGAGCATATTTATTTTCTGTAATATAATCTCTGTCTATATTCTCTGTAGTAATCTCTGGTAATGGTCTGTCGTTTTGTCCTTCTCGACAGGTCATTTTGTCCTGTCGGTCTGTCATATTGTCCTGTTGATTTGTCATTCTGTTCTTATCGGAATTAAATTTATCTACAAGTTCCTGTAATTGCTTAACATTTATTGTGTACCACTTTGTTTTATCAATAGCCAATTTATTGTAATTAGCTGATATAACAATTCCCTTACTTTCAAGTCTTGTAAATGCTCTCTGTATCGTTTTTTCGCTCCAATACGGAAAATCGTTAGCTTTCCAATCGCTGTATGAGTTATATACCCAATATCTATCGTCAATAAAATTCTTATCAGCCTTTTTATTAATCTCTAGCCAATAATTTAACTGATTAAGTACTATTGCTTCGTTTAAATCACCTAAAACAAGTGCTAAATCAGTGTTTACAATAAGTGTTTTTGATTTGTCAATAAATAATTCTTTAAAATTCATAAATTACCTCCTGTGAAAGATAACAGCACTCCGCTTGTGCTTAATCTGTGAATAACAAAAACAACAAACAGGCAGTCACAGTTCTGCTTTTCGGTAGCTAACCTAGTTTGTTGTAATCGGATAGACAGGACTTGAACCTGTGACTACTTGAACAAATCAAGCGTTACTCTCAACTGAACCACTATCCGTTGTACAGTTTCTTGTGTTGGAAAGTATTTATGGCACTTCATTACACTATTTGCCATCCTGTTCGCAAATCAACCAACACAAACATTTTAATTATTTCAGCAGGGAATACTGCAACGCCTGCTTATTCGGGAGCTACCCGACAACTTGATGTGGTGTGGATTTGAACCACACATGAGATTCCGTCAGTTAGTCTGCACCTACAAATAGGGATAGATGGATTTTTATTTTCTAACGGATTTATAGGTGTGATTGCTTACAGCTATTTACCAGACTTGTTCTAGCAATCCTTGTCGCACACCTTTCTCTTAACCACCGGTTAGCGTTTACCCATTCCGCCACACATCAACTCACATACGGGTTGGTTTTAGGATAATACAGGTAACCAACAACTATATTTCCATTTCACTTGTATGTGAGAACGCCGACATCGTGAATCGAACACGAACAACATTTCTGTTGGATAGCTTAGCAAGCTACTGCGATACCATTACGCCATATCGGCAAAGTGGAGAAGATAGGAATTGAACCTACAATGTTTACCGCAAGGGAACAGATTTACAGTCTGCTGCAACACCGCCAATCGTTGCCGCTTCTCCAAAACGCCGTGTCAGGGAATCGAACCCCGGAGGCTTTTACGCCCAGACAGTTTTCAAGACTGCACCCTCGACCAACCGGACACACGGCAGAGTAACGGCTACCAAGAATTTTGTAATAAATAGTCGGGGGTATTAAGAAAAATCCTTGATAAGTTGAATTTCACACCTCTGTGCGAGGTAAAACCTCTCGGATAGTCTTGCACTACCCTTAACTGAACAAATCCAAAGAGGTAAATATTGAAAGGAGGTCCATCTTGGTTGCAAAGATAGACTGTCAATAAAAAGTAAGCTGAACTGCCCTTGTTGGACTCGAACCAACGAATGCAGGAATCAAAATCCTGTGCCTTACCGCTTGGCGAAAGGGCAAAATTGTGATTTATTCTCTGACATATATTCATCACTGCCGCAGTGTACTATTTTTTGTAACCATTTATACGCATTGGTCAGACACGGCATTAAATATTATTTTGATAATTCTATGTACTTGTCAATGTACCACTTGGCTTTCTGAATA